CGGTAAGGTGCTGGAACTCAGGCAGTCACTGGCAAAGTCATCAATTAAGAAATATGTTGCAATGGAAAACGCCGTCTGCACTGACGGCCGCACCCGTGGGATGTTCCAGTTTTACGGGGCCAATCGAACCGGCAGATGGGCTGGCAGATTAATACAATTGCAAAATTTGCCCCAGAACCATATGCCCGACCTAGAACAGGCTCGAAACCTTGTGCGTTCTGGTAACCTCGCGGCTTTGGAAATACTCTACGAATCCGTACCTAATGTGCTATCAGAACTCATCCGTACATCCTTTATCCCGAAAAGCGGCTGTAAATTCATCGTGGCGGACTTCTCGGCAATTGAAGCAAGGGTCATCGCCTGGCTTGCAGGTGAAAAATGGCGGCAGGAAGTCTTTGAATCCGGCGGTGATATCTACTGTGCTTCCGCTTCCCAGATGTTCCATGTTCCTGTAGAAAAAAACGGTGTCAACAGCCACCTGCGACAAAAAGGTAAAATCGCCGAACTCGCTCTCGGATACGGCGGATCAGTCGGCGCTCTCAAAGCTATGGGTGCAATTGAGATGGGGCTTGAAGAGGAAGAACTCCAACCACTTGTTTCCGCCTGGAGGTCGTCGAACCCCAATATTGTGCGACTTTGGTGGGATATCGACCGTGCCGCTATGACGGCGGTCAACGAGCGTTCCACCACAGCGACACATGGCATCCGCTTTTTCTATCAGAGCGGAATGCTCTTTATCATTCTTCCATCCGGTAGGCGTCTTGCCTATGTGAAACCGCGTATTGGAGAAAACCGATTTGGATCGGACTGCGTCACCTACGAAGGTGTCGGCGGCACAAAGAAATGGGAGCGGATTGATAGCTATGGCCCGAAGTTTGTGGAAAACATCGTCCAGGCAGTAAGCCGGGATATCCTCTGCTATGCCATGCAGAATCTTCGAGACTGCGCCATCGTGATGCACGTCCACGATGAGATTGTTATCGAAGCTGATCACCGTATGTCCACTGAGGCTGTATGCAATCAAATGGGCCAAACCCCGCCCTGGGCAAAAGGCCTTTTATTGCGAGCGGACGGATATGAAACATATTTTTATAAAAAGGACTGATATAAAGTACTCAAAACCGTGCCTCCTGTCCTGTGGATGGTAGAGGGCAATGATGCCTTCAAGATGGGAGGTAAAAACATGTTTTATGTAAGAGAAAAGATCAGCGACGCGGTTGAGGTAATTGTGGAAATCCACGATGACAATGTGTTCTGTACCTGCCCCGGCTGTGGGTGTGAGGTAGAAATTAACCTAGCAGAATTATTCAGCGATGACGAGGGTGACCTGTATGGCACAACGGTTTACTGCCAGAAGTGCAGCGGGTCAAGATTGGAGGGTCGCTATGAATAACCAAATACAGATTTTCAACAACAGTGAATTCGGCTCATTAAGTGTGCTAATGATTAATGACAAGGCCTATTTCCCAGCAACGGAATGCGCCACCATTCTGGGGTATGCCAAACCACATAATGCAATAGCGATGCATTGTAGGTACTCCCTAAAACAGGGAGTACCCCATCCGCAAAATCCAAATAAAACGATTGAAAAAACTTTCATACCCGAAGGCGACCTTTACCGTCTCATTATCCGCTCTAACCTTCCCGGTGCCATTCGTTTTGAACGCTGGGTGTTTGACGAAGTTCTCCCCTCTATCCGCAAGCATGGCACATATATGAAGGAGACAACCATTGATAAAATACTTGCCGATCCTGACTTCGGCATTCGGCTTTTAACACAGCTTAAAGAGGAACAGATGAAAAATGCCAAACTTGCTGCCCAAAATGAGGAATTAGCCATAAGGCTCAATGAATCCGAGAAATTTTGGACAATTATGAAATTCAATCAGCACTTCAATATGGGATGGGACATGAAAACTTGCCAGCGTAACGGTCGGGCAGCATCAGCATATTCACGCCAGCACGGTTATGAAATTCAAAAGTGCCAAACGAATGATGACCGTTTTAAGTTCACCAACAGTTATGCCTATGAAGTGTTGGAAACCCTGTTCCTTCCCCAAAAGTGTGAGATGACGCTATGAGCACCGACAAATACAACTTAGAAGGCTACTATGACCCCACCGCCTATGAAGCTTTAACATCTATAGAGCAAGAGGAAAAGGCCGTTAGATCTTTTTGGCCTCTTGTATATATCTGTTCCCCCTACTCCGGGGATATCGGAAACAACATCAAGTCTGCCAGGCGATATAGCCGGTTTGCGGTTGATATGGGATATATCCCTATCACACCGCACCTGCTATATCCTCAGTTTTTAGATGACAATAACCTGGCAGAACGCAGCCTAGGATTATTCTTTGGCAATGTACTCATGGCAAAATGCGCTGAAGTCTGGGTGTTTGGCACTTATATCTCCTCCGGCATGAAGGCAGAGATTGAGAGAGCCAAGCGAAAGAAATACCCTATCAGATATTTTTCTGAGGACTGCAGGGAGGTTTCAGGATGAAGATTTCTTACGGCAATAGTCGCATGGATAAGAAGTGGAAAAACAGCGACATATCCTGGGAGGATTTCTGCATGCGAGTCAGTTCCACCGTCCGCACGACGGAAACCGTAGAGGAATACCGCAAACTGAAAAAAGGTCAGCAGGATGCTATCAAGGATGTGGGCGGTTATGTAGCCGGTCATCTGCGCGAAGGTAGGCGCAAAAAGGGCTTTGTACTCTGCCGCTCCATGATTCTTCTGGACATGGACTATGGCACTCCGGGGGTTTGGGATGAAGTCATTATGAAGTGCGGCTTTAAGTGCTGTGCCTACTCCACCCATAAGCATACTCCTGAAAAGCCTCGTATCCGCCTTGCCATCCCACTTTCCCGCGATGTTAGCGAAGCGGAATATCCTGCGGTAGCCCGGATGGTAGCAAAGGACATTGGAATTGACCTGTTCGATGATACAACTTATGAAGCCCACCGGCTCATGTACTGGCCGTCTACTTCGATGAACGGTAAATTCTGGTTTCAGAAAAAAGATGGCAGCAATCTTGACCCGGATATATATCTTGCACGCTATGACGATTGGCAGGACGAGTCCACATGGCCGCGCTCCAGCCGCCAATCCGAGGTGGCGCGAAGTGGTGTCGCCGAAGCCGGTAATCCGCTTACCAAGCCGGGTATCATCGGTGCGTTCAACCGTGCCTATACTGTTGAAGACGCAATCGACACCTTCCTCTCCGATGTATATGAGCCGTCCGCTATGAATGGAAGATACGACTATATACCAGCTGACAGCAGCGCGGGCGTGGTTATCTATGACAGCGTGTTCGCTTATAGCCATCATGCCACCGACCCCGTCTGCGGAAAACTGTTAAATGCGTTTGACCTGGTACGGCTTCATAAATTTCGAAGCCTTGACGATAAGTCCGCAGAAGATACCCCGGTAAATAAGCTGCCGTCCTATAAGGCAATGTCGGAGCTTGCTGTAAATGACGAACGTGTAAAACTGCTATTGGCAGAAGAACGCCGGACACAGGCTTCGGCTGAATTTGCCGTGGTAGATACAGACTGGGAGAAAAAACTGGAGTATGAGCCACGCTCTACCGTGCTTAAAAACTCCCTTGGCAACCTGCTGCTCATCCTAAAAAACGACCCCAAGCTGCAAGGCATCCGGTATAACCGGCTTGCCAATCAAATATATGGTGATGACGCTCTGCCGTGGGAACGTCCGTATCAGCCATGGCGGGATGCGGATATGGCGCAGCTGGTTGCTTATGTGGATAAAACCTACGGCTCGTTTTCTTCACGCAACTATGAGCTTGCGCTCACCAAGGTGGCAGATGACCGCGCCTACCATCCTATTCGTGATTACCTGGACAACCTGCCCGAATGGGATGGTGTCAATCGTGTGGAAACCTTGCTGGTTAAATATTTTGGCGCGGAGGATTCGGAGTATACCAGAATGGTCACGCGTAAAACCCTCGCAGCGGCGGTGGCCCGTATCTATCAGCCGGGCATCAAGTTTGACTCCATGCTGGTCTTAAACGGACGGACCGACCTCGGTAAATCCACTTTCTTTGCCCGGCTGGCCGGAGAATGGTTTTCCGATAGCCTAAACTTTACCGATATGGGCAAAGGCAAAGATGCTGCAGAGAAGATTCAGGGTGTCTGGATTGTAGAAATTCCTGAATTAGCGGGTCTATCGAAAATGGACGTCAACAACATCAAGGGCTTTCTCTCCCGACAAGACGACCAGTACCGCCCCTCCTATGGGCGGACAGTCGAAAGCCATCCGCGCCAATGTATTATAGTCGGCTCTACGAATGCGGAAAACGCAGGATTCCTGCGTGATACCACCGGCAATCGCCGTTTCTGGGTGGTGCGTGTCTGGGGCGGCAGTAATAAAGGTTGGGATTTGCCCGAAACTGATGTGCCGCAGATCTGGGCTGAAGCAAAGCACTACTGGATGCAGGGAGAAAAACTCTATCTTGAAGGAAAAGTAGCCCAGCAAGCAAAAGCGGAACAGACGGCGGCGCTGGAAGCTGATGAGCGCGAAGGCGTGGTGCGCGAATACCTCGATATGCTCCTGCCGGAAGGCTGGTATGATATGGATTTGTACAGCCGTAAACATTACTTTTCCTCGGACGACCCATTGCGGCCGGAAGGCAAGATTAAGCGCGAGTACGTCAGCAATATGGAAATCTGGTGTGAATGCTTCGGCAACGACCGGGGTAAATTTGAGCGCCAGGCTGACAGTTACAAAATCAAGCTAATCATGCAAAAGATCGGTGGCTGGGTGTACTCCGGACAGAAAAAGAAAATCAAGGGTTATGGCGCTCAGTATGTATGGGTGCGAACCATTGATGGAACCGAAAATCTTAATCATGGAACCTCTTAGAACCTTGAAATATCAACACTTTTTCCAAGGGTTCCATGGTTCCAATGTATATAAATATTTTTGTATATAGAGAAAGAGTATCGTGTTTACCATCATATACGCGCGTATAGGTTATATGGAATTCTTGGAACTTTGGAACCTTGGAACTGGCAGAAAGGAATTGTATGAGAGAAAAAACCATAGAAATAAAACTCACAAACACAGTCAAATCGATGGGCGGCATCGCCCTGAAGCTTATCTCACCAGGTTTTGATGGTGTGCCTGACCGCTTAGTACTTCTACCCTATGGCAAGCTTGCCTTCGTAGAACTTAAAGCACCAGGGAAGCGACTTCGTCCTTTGCAGGAAAAGCGAAAAAGGCAACTGGAGGCGTTAGGGTATTTAGTATTCTGCATTGACGGTGCCGAGCAGATTGGAGAGATGATTGATGAAATATTGTCCTCATGACTACCAAACATATGCAACCAATTTCATACTGCAGCATCCTATTTCGGCGGTATTTCTGGATATGGGGCTTGGCAAGAGCGTAATTACGCTGACTGCCATTTTTGACCTTGTGCTAGACAGTTTTCTCATCCGCAAGGTACTCGTTATTGCCCCCCTCAGAGTGGCACGAGATACTTGGCCTTTTGAAATCGAAAAGTGGGATCACCTGAAAGGCATGACATACTCAGTGGCCATTGGCACTGAACAGGAACGCAAGTTTGCACTGATGCGAAACGTTGATGTGTATATTATCAACCGGGAAAACGTGGACTGGCTGGTTAATAAGAGCGGCCTTCCCTTCGATTTCGACATGGTGGTGGTTGACGAACTTTCCTCCTTCAAGGCATATAGTTCAAAGCGATTCAAGGCACTTCGCCGCGTCCGCCCGAAGGTAAAACGCATCGTTGGGCTAACAGGCACACCATCCGGTAACGGTCTCATGGATTTATGGGCGGAAATCGGCATTCTTGACATGGGTCAGCGGCTCGGTCGCTTCATCACCCATTACCGTAACAAATTCTTTACTCCGGAAAAGCGCAATCAGCTTGTGGTATTTAGCTATAAACCGCTACCCGGAGCAGAGGATGAAATTTACCGCCGTATTTCCGATATCACCATCAGCATGAAAAACACAGACTACCTCAATATGCCGGAATGCGTGGTAAACGAGATCTCCGTTCGGCTGTCGGACAAAGAGAAAAAGGTCTATGACACCATGAAACGGGATCTGGCCTTTTCACTGGAAGGACAAGAGATTGATGCCGGAAGCGCCGCCAGCCTGTCAAACAAGTTGCTACAAATGGCTAATGGTGCGGTTTATGCCGACGATGGCTCAGTAGCCAAAATCCACGATCGCAAGCTGGATGCTCTTGAGGATGTAATCGAAGCTGCCAATGGCAAACCGGTTCTCATTGCCTACTGGTACAAGCATGATCTGGAGCGGATACTTCAGCGCTTCCCCGCCGAGAAGCTGGACAGCAGCGATTCCATCAAGAGATGGAATGACGGAGAAATACAGCTGGCCGTGATCCACCCGGCATCCGCCGGGCATGGACTTAATCTGCAGGCGGGCGGTTCCACTCTGGTCTGGTTTGGGCTGACATGGTCGTTGGAACTCTACCAGCAGACCAACGCCCGGCTCTGGCGGCAAGGTCAGAAGGATACAGTTGTTATCCATCACATTATCACCAAAGGTACGATTGACGAGCAAGTAATGCAAGCCTTACGACTCAAAGACAAAACCCAGACCGCTTTGATAGATGCGGTAAAAGCAAACCTTAAGGAGGTGGCAGCATGATTGCGCTGAAATATATTAATAAGAACGCCGCTACCGTAGCCGCCATCCGCGACTATAATAATATGCGGTTTATCATCAACAACACTCCAGAGGAAATCAAAAACGTGTACGAAAAAATGATAACACCTAGAATCCCGAAGCTATCCAGGATGCCGTCTGCCAGGAACCCCCAGGCTGGAGCCGACAAACTGGCAGCGCAGATTGACAAGCTGGACATCCTGAAGGAACGCTACAGCCAGGCGATTGAGTACATGGCATGGTTCGAGCCTGCCTGGTCCAGCCTGACCGATACCGAGCAGCACATTTTATCTGAATACTACATGGGCGACAATCAGAAGTCCGGAGCAACCTACCGTCTGATGAATGAACTTAGTTACAGCGAAAGCCACGTGGAGAGATTAAGGAGCAATGCATTGAACCACCTGCGCAGTATGCTGTTCGGATAAAGATGAGGGAATTATGAGGGAGTGTTTGCCTGAGGACCAAGTATAATATTAATATCGAAAGCTGTATCAAGAGCCTTCGCGGAGTTACAACCGCGGGGGCTTTTTGTATGCCAATAACGAGGTGAACCAATGCCATACAAGCCCAAGCGGCCGTGTTCCCACCCTGGCTGTCCCAAGCTGACAGCCAGCAGATTCTGCGAGGAGCACACCAAGGACGAAGCAAAACGATACGAACGCTATCAGCGGGACCCAGCCGTGAAGAAACGTTACGGCAGGAGTTGGAAGCGTATTCGGGATAGATATATCACGGCGCACCCACTTTGCGAGCAATGTCAAAAGGACGGACGGATCACGCCTGCTGAGGAAGTACACCACATCAAGCCGCTATCCCAAGGAGGCACCAACGATGTGGACAACCTCATGAGTTTGTGTACGTCTTGTCACTCCGAGATCACTGCCCGCGAAGGCGGTCGTTGGGGGAAATGAATTTATTGTCTCACCCCCCAGGGGGTATCAAATCTCTATAGCCCCTGCCCCGGAGAACGGGCGGCTCCCTTCGCGCGCAAAAATTACAGTTCAAACGGGGGGTTAAACCCCGCCACAGCAAGGAGGTGAAGGCTTGTGGCAAAAGACGGAACCAACAGGGGCGGACGTCGGGTCCGCGCCGGTGACAAGCCACAGCCACTTGCTGACAAAATTATGGCTGGAAAAACCGCTAAAGTTTTAGAAGTCCGGGAACTGCACCCTGAGTCGATGCTTGAAGCAGACGATCTTGATGATGCGGCGGATTTATACGGAGAAGATATGCCCGTGCCCAGCGATTACCTAAGCACCAGACAAAAAGACGGTAAGCCGCTGGGCGCTGACGATCTGTATATAGAAACCTGGAAATGGCTCAAGGAGCGCGGTTGTGAAAAGTTCGTCAACCCGCGTTTGATTGAAGCCTATGCTCAAGCGTTCACGCGCTACATCCAGTGTGAGGAAGCCATCAGCACCTACGGCTTTTTGGGCAAGCATCCCACCACGGGTGGAGCGATAACCAGTCCGTTTGTGCAGATGAGCCAATCCTTTCAGAAACAGGCCAATCTCATCTGGTATGAGATTTTTGACATTGTTAAACAGAATTGCACCACTGCCTTCGTCGGCAATCCGCAGGACGACATTATGGAAGCCCTGCTGTCAGGCAGGAAAGGACGATAAGAATGAAAACAACCGAGCGTTTTGAAAAAGTTAATATCGACCGGCTGGTGCCGTACGCCAGAAATGCCCGCACCCACAGCAAGGAGCAGATACTTCAGCTAAGAGCCTCGCTCAGAGAGTTCGGATTCGTCAACCCGGTCATCGTGGATAAAGACCTCAATGTAATAGCTGGGCATGGGCGCATCCTGGCTGCCAAAGAGGAAGGTATTACCCAGGTACCCTGCGTTTTTGCGGAGCACCTGACCGAAGCCCAGAAGCGAGCCTACATTATTGCCGACAACCGTCTGGCTCTGAACGCTGGCTGGGACGCTGAAATGCTCTCGGTAGAGGTTGCCGATCTACAGGCCTCTGACTTCGATGTATCCCTTCTTGGCTTCGACGACGCGGAATTGAACCAACTGCTGGGCGGTGCCGAAGACGTAAAAGACGATGACTTCGATGTTGAAGGTGAACTCGCCAAACCTGCTGTGACCCAGTCAGGTGATCTGTGGCTTTTAGGGCCGCACCGTGTTGTCTGTGGAGACAGTACCAAAACAGAGACCTTTGCCCTCCTTATGGATGGCAAGCTTGCCAACCTCGTGGTGACTGACCCTCCCTACAACGTCAACTATGAGGGTACGGCGGGCAAAATTAAAAATGACAACATGGTGGGTGAAAAGTTTTATCAATTCCTGCTGGACGCTTTTACCCTGACTGAAAAAGCCATGGCAAGAGATGCGAGTATCTATGTATTCCATGCCGACACCGAGGGTTTCAATTTCCGCAAAGCGTTTAAGGATGTGGGATTCTATCTGTCAGGAACGTGTATCTGGAAGAAACAGTCTCTGGTCTTGGGACGTTCACCTTACCAGTGGCAGCATGAGCCGATCCTTTTTGGATGGAAGAAATCGGGTAAACACGCCTGGTATTCCGACCGCAAACAATCCACTATTTGGGAGTTCGATAAACCTAGGAAAAATACTGACCACCCGACCATGAAGCCTGTGCCGCTGGTAGCCTACCCGATACTTAACTCCAGCATGACGGGCTGCATTGTTCTAGACCCCTTCGGCGGTTCGGGCAGTACCTTGATTGCCTGTGAGCAGACCGGACGGGTTTGTCACACCGTGGAACTGGACGAGAAGTTTTGCGATGTAATAGTCAAAAGGTACATTGAACAGGCTGGCGGTGCAGAGAATGTGTTTCTAATACGCAACGGCGTGAAAACCGCATATTTGGATGTACCGGGGGTAAATACCAATGAATAGACAGCTTACCCTCGGCTCACTTTTCGACGGCTCCGGCGGCTTCCCGCTTGGAGCCGTTTTTAATAGGATCATCCCGGTCTGGGCTTCGGAGATAGAACCTTTCCCCATCCGGGTGACCACCAGACGACTGCCGCAGATGAAGCACTACGGGGACATTGGGCAGATCGACGGCTCGATGATTGAACCTGTGGATATCATCACCTTCGGCTCTCCCTGCACCGACATGAGCGTTGCTGGTAAACGGGCGGGCCTGGACGGAAAACAATCGGCCCTTTTTTATGAAGCCATCAGAATCATCAAGGAAATGAGGTGCGCGACAAATGGGCGTAATCCAAGATTTATCCTGTGGGAGAACGTACCAGGAGCGTTCTCCTCAAACAAAGGCGCTGACTTCAAGGCTGTCCTCGAAGCGGTCGTCCAGATTGCCGAGCCGGATGCCGAGGTGCCTGCGCCTGACAAGAACGGCTGGCCTTATGCCGACATACTCCTGGGTAACGGATGGAGCGTTGCTTACCGAACTGTTGACGCTCAATTTTTCGGAGTCGCCCAACGTCGTAAGAGAATCTACCTTGTCGCGGATTTTGGAAGTGAACACGCCGGAGAGATTCTCTTTGAGCACCAAGGCGTGTCAAGGGATTATACGCCGTGCGGCTCTCCGGGGCAAAGAACTCCCGGAAGTTCTGAGGATTGCGCTGGAGAGCCAGTCCGTGTCCTAAACGATCAAGGCGGCGCCTGTATGTCAGTCACGGAAGAGCTGGTGGCCACGCTCCGAGTCCAGGAGCACGGCCACCAGCCCATCGTGTTCGAGCCGGGGGCGGCTTCAAGACTGGGCGGACATTCCGATGAAGGCCTGTCCGGCACTCTCCGTGCCGACATGGGCGACAACCAGCTTGCGGTCGTAATTGAGAACCACCCAACCGACAGCCGGGTTACCCTTGGTACAAGCGGCAAGGTACAAACACTGACCTCGCGTATGGGGACAGGCGGCGGCAACGTCCCGCTGACACTGAAAATCCGCTCCGGCTGTGAGGGTGGCGGGAAAGGCGCACTGGTTCAAGATGATATGTCCGCTACCATCTCCTGTAACAATGATCAGACGGTTTTCGTACCCAGAATTTTCGGCATCTGTTCTAAGGACAGCTACGCCATGAAATCGGCGAACCCGCACAGCGGCGTCTATGAAGCTGAAACCTCGCGGACGATTGACGCAAACGGCGGCAACCCGTCATGCAACCAGGGCGGCATCGCTATTGTAGAGCCAGTTGCGTTTACCCAGAACCAGCGGGATGAGGTAAGGGATTTGAACGGCAAATCTGGAGCAATTGCCGCCGAGCCGGGTATCCACCAGCAGACATATGTCCTCCAGGGCAGCATGATCGGGCGCGAGGAAAAGAACGGCCCGCAGGGCAACGGCGTAAACGACGACGTGAGTTTTACCCTAAACACCGCCGACCGCCACGCCGTGGCCTATTCCATGACCACAGGCAGTTTCACCGAGGTATACGCGGAAAAGGCGTCTACGCTGATGGCGCGGGGATTATAAAGATATGCAAATCGTGAACCGGCCGCAGTATATAATCCGGCGGCTCACACCCACGGAGTGCGCTCGGCTGCAAGGCTTTCCAGACTGGTGGTGTGCCGGTCTGGATACTCCGCACCCCACCCAGGAAGAAATCCTCTGGTGGTCTGATGTGTTTGAAACCCATCGCAAAATCATGGGAACCTCCACGAAGCCCAAAAGCCGGAAGCAGATTGTGAAATGGGTTCAAAGTCCCCGCTCCGATTCGGCTGAGTACAAGATGTGGGCAACGGAGTGGCCCTCCCCTGTGTTTGTTTCGTGCTGGCGGGGATTGTGGATTTAGCCCGTGGCGGTATGACATAAATTCTTGCCGCGCTACCGAAAAGCGGCTTGCTATTTTACAGCTTAAGAGTGATGTATATGACTACCAAAAAGAAAGGTGGTCGATCCTATGGAATTTAAGTTTAATGTTACCGGCACCCAACGCAAAAAGCTTGTAATGGCGATCAGTGAAATCTTGAATACCGCGTCGGAATACCAAGGCCCACCGACCTACGCCTACGAGGTCGGCGGATACCGTATCGACAGGGCGGGAACGCTCACAGGAGCGGACAGCTGGGAATTGATCGCAGATCTTTCGGGCTTGCACAGCTTAGTTCCGACAGAGGGAACCTACGACACCGCACTGGCCGAAACCCAAGCAGTTGACGAGAACGTAGTCATTCCCTGGGAAGCGGAACTTGGCGGCAGGGTAAGCCCCTACTGTGATTATGAAGAACCGCCTGCCTACGGAACTCCCGATGAAGCGGATGATACGCTGACCATCGAAATGCCGATGGACGGATTCACAGAAGAGGCCCTCTCCAACCTTGAGAAGTTAGTGGCAAGTAAGGCCACGCTCATCAAAAGAGCCATTGGAGTGGATGCTCTGCCGATAGAGCGGACGGAAACGACGCTCAGGTTCCCGTGGTTCTCTGTCAGTCTTACAGCGGAAGAAGTAAACGCCTATGCCCGCTTCATTGGGGCGCTTTGTGCGATGGCCAAGAAACAGCAGCGGGTAACAGCCATCGAAAAGGATTATGACAATGAGAAGTACGCCTTTAGATGCTTCCTCCTGCGCCTGGACTTTATAGGGCCGGAATACAAAGAGGAACGCAAGATTCTGCTCTCCAGGCTAACCGGCAGTTCCGCTTTCAAAAACGTCCAGCGCAATTCGGAGGAGAACACTGAAGTATGAAACAGATCCATCATGAAATGTTAAAGGTGCTCAGGTCATATTATCCTTCGGGTACGCGGGTGGAACTGGTACGCATGGATGACCCGTATACCAGACTGAAGCCCGGCGACCAGGGCACCGTATCGTTTGTTGACGATACCGGCACCATCTTTGTTGACTGGGACTCCGGCAGCCGGCTGGGGGTAGTCTTTGGCGAAGATGAAATCAAAAAACTCGAACAATAGCCAGAGGTAACCACCCAGATAAAAGCCAATATTTATGCGGATTTCAGCGGTTTATTTTGCTGAAATCCCTTGCTATATAGCCCTTTCAGAGTGATATATGTACACACCAAAGAAAAACACACTGAAAGGAGCCTGGATAGCATGTTCAACGCCAAATTCGGAATCGAGATTGAGTTTACCGGTATTACCAGAAGCCAGGCCGCCGAGGTTGCGGCGCAGTTTTTAAACGGAAGGGTTGAAAACTGCAGGGACAGCTACGATACCAAGAAGGTACACACCCCGGATGGACGAGCCTGGAAGTTTATGAGCGACGGCAGCATCCGCCGGGAAGTAAGGGCGACCGGCAGAAGAATCAGCGCGGACGGCGCTTACAGCGTAGAACTGGTCAGCCCGGTTTTAACCTACCGCGAGGACATTGCCACCCTGCAGGAACTGGTCAGACAGTTACGCAAAGCCGGAGCCTTTACCAACCCCTCCTGCGGGATACACATTCACCTGAACGGCGCGGATCATACGCCCAGGAGCATTAGGAACTTCATCAATATCATCGCCAGCAAGAACGACCTTTTTTATAAGGCCCTGCAGATTGAGCATGAAAGGATGAGATTCTGCAAGAAGATGGACGCCGCCCTGGTGGAAAAGATTAACGCCAGAAAACCAAAAACCATGCGGGGGCTTGAGGAACTCTGGTACGAAGGCTACTGCGAAAGCCGCAGCCGCCACTACCATGAAAGCCGCTACCACTTTTTGAACCTGCACAGCTTTTGGCACGGCAACCACACGGTGGAGCTAAGGGG